GCCAGCGGGTCGGCCGTTTAAATCTGGCCCATCATCAGTTACTTCGATGAGGCTGTCTTGTAAATTTTGGTCTCTAAACCATTCGTTATAGACCCTGTTATACATTCGTAATGGCAGTGCATTTACGTTGCCAAGTACATTGTTTACGCCTGTGGGTATACCCATGTAGTCGTAAATACTGCCTTCGGCGATTGGTGAAGCTTGGCTCGATACTACTTGTGGAACCAAGTAGTCAATTGAATCTCCGGGGTTTTCTTGTTCTCCCATGAACTTTGTCCAATTGTCCCATAGTAATCGATTGGGACAGGAGAAAAAGAATACGTCCATGAACAGATTGTCCATGACTGGGTATATTGGGGTTGCCATTCTAGCGAATGCGGTTAGGTCAAGTTTGAAGGTATCTCCGGGTAGAGCTTCGTCTACGAAGATAGGGTAAAGGTAGCCTGAGTCGAAGGTAGTTTTTACAGAATGTGATCTGTTGAATGAAGACCGGGGAATTGTAATTCCCGGTACTTCGCTGAACGTGTGGTTCATATGGCTTGGGTTACGACTCATAATCTGGGACCTTTTCTATGTCTGGGTTTTTGAGTTCTAATCCGTTGTGGATTGTTTTTTTGTCTGGAGTTGGTATACCAGTGTCGTCATCAAATTCTGCGATTTGATATAGGGTGTAGTCAGCTGGGTGTTTTCCGAATTGATGCTCTTGAGAATTGACACAATCACCGAATGTACGGATTGCCATCCCGACCTCGGGTAATATGAATGGTGGTAAGTAAGCTTGTGCTTTTTCGTCATAAATTGAAAACATCCCGTATTTCATTGCGGTAACTCCCGTTTTTTTTGGTTAAGTCGGATTATTCCGATTTTGTCTTTGATGGCGAGCCGTTCAGGGCTGCGCTCATCTTTTCTGAGTTTAGCGGCTTTTTGCCTTTGGTGTAAAATCTTTTTGTATGTTTCTGGGTCGTCAATTTTTAGCCTTGTAGTATAGGCTCGTGGTACTGGTTTGTTTTTTCCGTCTATTATGCATTCGTCATACCCCCAAATTTCTTGGTGGTGTTTTTCGAGCCACGGCATACCTATGCCGGGTCGTCTGCTCATTGTTGCGTACTCTTTTTGTAATACGTGTATTTGTCCGGTGTTGTAGTCCACTCGTTTGTAATAGTCTTCGGATTGATCGCCGTTGATTTTTTTTTGTATGTAGCCTGCTACATATTTTGCGGAGTCGTAGGTTACTGTGCCCAGTTCGGATATGCCGAAGGGCCATAGTTTTTCTAAGTGTTTTGAACGGTACGTTGGATATCCATTTCTGATGGACCATTGCTTTTTGTCTGGGAACTCCCATCCAAAGATTATTGCGTGGTAGTGGGGTCGGCCGTGGGCCTCCCGATCACCCTGAATAGGGTGGGGGAGGTACTCTCTTCGACGGGAGTCACCGAGAGTGTTTAATACTTTACCGTATTCTCCGCAGTGGTAAAAGCGAATTCGCGCTGGTTGTATTGATTTTCGAAACCGTTTCATAAATTTCTGAAAGTGTTCGATTTTTAATGTTCCATTCTCGGGTAGATGTTCGTTGTCGTAGGTAAGTGTGATAAATGTTGATGCGTGGTGCATTTGGGCTTCGTGGTACATACGAATGGCCCAGTCTGACGCTTTGCGTTCTCGGCATGCATAGCATTTGGAGCAGGGTACGACTAGCTTAGCTAGTACGTTGCCTACTCTTATTGCCTGTTTTTGGTTGGAGGTGAACCCTCCGCCGCGGGCATGGTAGCCCGTCAATGGTCTTGTGCATTCCATAGTTGTTTTTCCCGTCGAAGTTTTTAAATTTTTGTTAGAGGCGAATACCGCCTCTCATTTGGCCTGTTAGCCTGTTGCGTTTGTTCATACGCGTAGCTGTTTTTTTGAACATTTTGCGTGAAGTGCTTTTTTTAACCTTTGATCGCCGTCGCATGGCTCCGCTCCTTTTTTTAAAGCTTAAATTTTTGGTTTGTGCGACTGAGTGGTGTCAGTCGTGTAGTTTATGAACAAGTAGCATAAACTACACCCTTATTCGGGCACCGTATTTTCCTCTGTCGTGCTCGGAAGAGAATCTTCCTGCGCGTCCAGCGGAGTGTTTAACATTCCGAGGCGTATAGCCTCGTCTTTGTTATTTTCGTCTGTGACGAAGTCTAGGAATTGTTCAGGGTCATTGCCGAAGCGTTTACGGATGTGCGCCGGTAGTTCACTAAAGTTTTCTTGGGCTTCCATCACGATGTTCATTGCTTCGTGGAAAGTTTGACCGTCTGAAATTCCATAAGTGGGGGTTTGTCTGTTAACCCATGATATATGGCCAGTTTTGATGTATCTGGCCATGATATTGTTAATATCTGTTTCGGCCTGTGCCGATTGTTTGGTACGTGTTTCACCTTCAATTTTTATAGGTGAACGTTGTGAATGTCCGTATTTACGGATGGTAATGCTATTTTCTTTTGCGTTTGGCACTTTTAATTACCTTTTCGTTTTGTGTACGTGATCTTACGTCTTTAGGATCGTAAGGTTCTTTAGCGGCTTTTGGTATTAGTGTTTTGATAACGTAATTCATAATTACTGGTGCCAGTGTAACGCTGGCCCCAACTAAACCGGCTTTAAGTGAGCTTGTCATCTCAAAGTCCGATGCGCCTTTTTCAAACATGCCGGCTACTTCCTTAAATAAAGTTGAAGGTACGCCTAATGTGTATGCTTCGCGAGCTGCTTTGGAATCATCTGTTTTTCCGTCACCTAAAACGCCAAGTTTTACTTCGTTTAATGCTGACTCAGATCGTGTCTTTTCGGTTTGTGCAGCTAGGTTATTTTGTTGCGCTAACGCACTAGATGTTTGATTGAATGCTGATACTCCAGCGCCCAGAGCGGACTCAACTTTCGTTGTAGCGCCGCCTGGTGTTGATGCTGGCTGTTTCGCTGCGAGTATTGGGTTTAAGCCTGCTGCTTTCATATCGGCTATAGCGCGTTGATACGCGCTGTTTGACATTCTTTCTTGGAATGCCATTTGTTCTCTAGCGAGTTTTATATTTGTTTTATTGGCTGATCTTTGTCCGCCAAAACCTAAGAGGCCGCTAATTGCGCCCCCTAATAGGTTACCTGCTGCATCGGTTAATTTCATTAGAAATGATCGACCATGCCGGGTACGCCGTATAGCGGCATTGGTCTTACGCAACGCATATTGAAATACCCGTCGAATAAAAATTCTGGTTCTGATGGAACCGCGATTACGCGGTCCACAGGTGGGTTATCTTCAATAAATGCTGCGTTGAGTGGTGGTAATCCGACGAAGTCTTGTGCTAAGTGCCAAGAATCTAGCGTGCCTGATGCGTTTGATCGGAATTTACCTGTGATAATTGATGGTTTATAACGATATTCTGCATATCGTTCTTGATAGGCCCATGCTTCGGTGTCTACGCTGGTGCCTGTATATACGAGTTCTTGGTTTAGTACGGCTTGTTCGCCGATGTTGGCTAGTGAAGGCCAGTAGAAATCGTATCGGGTTTGTCGGGACCACATGCGGTTAAGTCCCTGTTGATATGTTAAGTCGGCTCTTACGTTTACGAGGCCGATTAGTGTTGAGTGTTCTGTGAAGCTTTTGGTGAAGCCAATGCCGTCGAGTGAAACGGTTCCCATTGCTGCAAGATTACCTTGCGGGCTAGTAGATGTTTCTGATGTTTGTGCGATTGGGCTAATGTTTACCATTCGGGTTCCGCCGCCGAGATACTCGGAGCGCCAACCGGCTGAAGGTGTTGTTACGCCAAAGTGAGATTTGACTAGTTCGACATAGCGTGTTCCGCCACGGGCGTCACGTTCCAATAATTTTTGGACTTGAAATGCTTGTCGTAGTTGATTAATGGTTGCCGCTGTCGCGTCTGATAAATCGGCTATTAAACCTGGATTATCCCAGTATTGAACGCCTGGGAAAATGTCGCCGCTTTGACTCTGAACTATAGATGGCGTTGCTGTGCTGGCTACATTACTGCCCTGTGAATTACCGCTGACATCTTGATATGTAGCGGGGCCAGTAGCCAAAATTGGTGCAGTTGTGCCTAGTGGTAAGTCGACGCTGTCGCCTTTTTGGGGCCACGGAAGTGCTGATGTGAAATAGTCGTGACGCTTACCGCGTCTTTTTAATGTGTATAAGCCAGCGGGTCGGCCGTTTAAGTCTGGCCCATCATCAGTTACTTCGATGAGGCTGTCTTGTAAATTTTGGTCTCTAAACCATTCGTTATAGACCCTGTTATACATTCGTAATGGCAGTGCA